AAAATAATGGCAGACATAGATAAGGCGATTACCTTTGACGAGCAACAAGACTTAGGTGTTAGAAATCGTACAAAAGAAATGGAGATCGAGGTCGATGTGACCGAAGAGAATTCAGACCTAGATTCATTTGAGCAAATGGAAGATGGCAACATTGCTTTCGGTGAGCCAACACCTCCAGTAGAAGAAACAGACTTTTATGCTAACTTGGCAGACATCATGCCTGACTCTGATCTTAATTCTTTAAAGAATGATTTGATGAGCAACATTGAGTCCGATAAAGATTCTAGAGGTGACTGGGAAAAAACATACCGCGAAGGCCTTGAATATCTTGGCATGAAGTACGAAGAAAGATCCCAGCCATTTGAAGGCGCATCAGGTGTTATGCATCCGTTGCTTTCAGAAAGTGTTACTCAATTCCAAGCGCAAGCTTACAACGAACTATTGCCATCACAAGGGCCTGTAAAAACACAGGTGCTTGGCATGACAACTCCTGAGACTGAACAACAAGCAGCTCGTGTTCAGGAGTTCATGAATTATCAACTCATGCAAGTCATGAAAGAGTACGATCCAGAAACAGATCAGATGTTATTTTATCTACCCCTTTCTGGTTCAGCTTTTAGAAAAGTTTATTACGACCAAAACCTAGGACGAGCAGTCTCTAAGTTTATTCCAAGTGAAGATTTAATCGTTCCTTATTCAGCCACAGACTTGCACAGTGCAACAAGAATCACGCATGTAATTAACATGCCAATGAATGACATACGCAAGTTGCAACAGATAGGTTTCTACAAAGATGTAGACCTAGACTCTGGCAACATGATGGCAGACGAGACCGACGATATTCAAGAAGGCATCGATGAACTCCAAGGAGTCAAGCCAAGCTACGATGATGATGATACTTGTAAAGTACATGAGATTCACACAGAGCTAGACATCGAAGGCTTTGAAGATATGAATGCTGAAGGTGAAGACACAGGCATTAAACTTCCATACATTGTTACTATTGGTAACAACAAAGTTTTATCTATTCGCAGAAACTACAAAGAGAATGATCAGTTAAAACAACGCATCAACTACTTTGTGCATTATAAGTTCTTACCAGGTCTAGGATTCTATGGCTTTGGTTTGACTCACATGATTGGTGGCTTATCTAAAGCCGCAACCTCAATTCTTCGTCAGCTTATTGACGCTGGTACTTTATCAAATTTACCTGCTGGATTTAAAGCTAGAGGAATTCGTATTCGTAATGACGACCAGCCTTTACAACCTGGAGAGTTCAGAGACATGGACGCACCCGGTGGTAGTTTGCGAGACGCTTTTGTACCGTTACCTTTTAAGGAGCCAAGTCAAACCCTTCTCTCTCTCCTAGGGATCTTGGTCGATAGCGGGAGGCGTTTCGCATCTATTGCAGACACTCAAGTTGGTGATGGAAACCAAAATGCGCCAGTCGGTACAACAGTTGCTCTACTAGAACGTGGCACTCGTGTTATGAGTGCCATTCATAAAAGATTGCATGCGAGTCAAAGAATTGAATTTGAAATATTAGCCAAGGTATTTGGAGAGTATCTACCTCCAGCTTATCCATACTCTACAGCCAATGGTAATCAAACCATTAAGGCATTAGATTTTGATAGCAGAGTAGACGTATTGCCTGTCTCAGATCCAAACACTTTCTCCATGAGTCAAAGAGTCATTATGGCGCAAGAGTTATTGAGAACAGTACAAAGCAATCCAGAGATTCATGGCCCAACTGGAATCCATGAAGCTTACAAAAGAATGTATTCTTCTATGGGAGTGCAAAACATTGAACAGCTTTTGCCACCTCCCCCAAAACCTCAACCCATTGACCCTGCAAGTGAGAATGCAAGTTTGATAGCTGGAATGCCAGCGCAAGCATTCCAAGGACAAGATCATGATTCGCACATTAATTCTCATGTATCTTTGTATAGAACAATTACTGCACAATCAAACCCAGTTGTATTATCTTTAATACAAGCACACGTTTACCAGCATGTCTCATTTAGAGCTGCTGAAATTGTTGATCAGCAAAATGCTCAGAACCCAGAGTTCCAAAGCACATTGCAACAGATACAGCAACTGCCTCCAGAAGTTGGCATGCAGTATCAACAACAATTAAAAGAGTCGGTGGCAAGAGACGTAGCTGCAGTAGTGTCTCAGTTGATGGAACAAATAAACTCTATCTTCATGCCACCACCCCCACAACCCGATCCTTTAGTAGAACTAAGAGGCAAAGAATTAGACATTAAAGCTGATGATGTACAGCGCAAGCGCGAAGAGTTTGTGCAACGTCAACAGTTTGATTCTATGAAAGCTATGCAGAGCAATCAGCTAGCAGAACAGCGTTTGGTTATTCAACAAGACATTGCTAAGATGAAAGACAACATAGCAAGAGAAAGAATAGATCAATCAGCACAATTTAAAGCAATGGATATTATGAGAGGCAACAAATGAGTTCAATAAGACAAGAACAAGCAGCAATGCACAAGAAACAATTAAAAGAAGAAGAGGAGCGCAGAATCAATGGCAATAAACCGATCATCAATGAGAATGCAAATATCGACATCGACAAAATCGCCAAAGAGGCTGATAAGCAAGCGGATGAAATCCTTGCGAAAGTTGTCGAAGAAAGCAAGCCAAAAGCAAAAAAAGTTTCCAAACCTAAAGCTGTCGTTAAGACTAAGGCCAAGGTAGTTAAAAAGAAAAAATAGTATGCCCTTAAAAAAAGGTAGCAGTAAGAAGACAATATCTGCTAACATAAGTGAATTAATGGGTAGCGGTAAAAAACAAAAAACTGCTATAGCAATTGCGCTTGAAAAAGCAAAACAAAAGGTGAAGAGAAATGGAAAAAGTAAAAAGCGTTAAATCAAGCGTAAACATTAAGGATCAAGGCACAGTTAATTATGCAACTCCAAAAAAAGTTGCTAATGGTGGCAAGCCTGGGAAGTATGGCGCTGGTAATTCTAAAGGTGGCGGAGCTGCTTTAAGAGGCACTAAGTTTAGCGGCGTTTCCTAGAAAGATGGCTGATCGAATTAGTTTGCCTCCTACGCCTCCGGGCCTTCAAGATCAAATGTATCGAGGAGGAGGTGGGCCACAACCTATGCCTACACCCCCAAGACAAGCAAACACTCTTGTAGTTGGTGGTCCTGCGTATTTTACGCCTGAAGGCTATCAAGCTCCTATTCAACCAACTCAATCATTCATGCCTACCAATAGGGCACCTGATCCAATTCGGGATCAATTTAATAGACAGCTTCCTCCGATTCAAAGACCGCAGCCTCCTATGCCTGCTCCACAACCTCAAACACCGGCACCAACGCCTGCACCAGTTCAAGCACCAGCTCCAACTCAAACAGGAGGAGTGCCAGAACCTGAACCTTATGTTCCACCAGTTCCTGCACCTCAAGAAGATAGCCCAAATTTTTTAGCGTTTCAACAAACACCAGGTTATCAAGACTTTATTAATAGTGGCTCAATGGGAACAATGGATATGTATACTGCCAGTGATGGCAGAGAATTTGGTTCTGGAACTGTGGGAAGAATGTATGATGATTATTTGGCTTCATTGGGACAAGCAGATTCAAACACTTCTGCTCCAGCACCAGCACCAGCTCCAGCACCTGAACCAGTATTTACACCCCCACCTACAACGCCAGAGCCTAATGGGTTTTTTCCAGGCGTAACACCTGACTTTTCAAACTTAGACTTTAGTGGGTTGTCAGACTTAAACTTAGAGGACATGGACTTTAGTAACTTACCAGTTCCTCCTCCACCGCCTCCACCTAGAATTCCTGTGATTGAAGACATGGATTTTACTAATATGCCAGATTTTTCAAACGTACCTGGAATACAAAATATAGACTTTAGTGGATTACCACAATATCAAATGCCAGCACCAACAATGACAGCTCCAGTTCAAACGCAAGGAATTCCTATTGGTGAAATGCCAGTACCGCCCGAAGTTCTTGCAAGAAAAAAAAGACAAGAAGAAGAAAGAGAAGCTGAAAGCATTAGAAATGCAATAGCGAAATATGGCAGTGTAGAAAATCAGCAAAAAAGCATTAGAGAAGCTTTGTCAAGCCCAGCTCCAATATATACACCCCCACCTCAAATAGAAGAAATGTTTGATGATTACGACTTTGGAAACCCAAATTTAAGAAACATGAGAGGGTTTGACCCTAGAAGATAAATTAACACAGGCAGGAGAGAGCCATGGACACGCTAAATTTAGCAGAATACCTTTTTAAAAATTTAAGACAAAGAGAACAGAACACTGTTGACATCATTGCTGGGGGCAATGTAAGATCGATGGAAGATTACAAATATCTTATGGGAGAATTATCGGCGTATCGCTCCCTTATAGAAGATCTAAAAGAAACGCTGCATATGGAAGATCACGATGACTAAAGATATCGCAAAAAAGAATGAAACTAAATCCGAACTAGACAAGGCATTTATCAATGCTGAAACTAAAGTTTTGGACCCCACCCTACTAAAAAAATCACTGCTAGACAGAATGCCCGATCCATCAGGATGGCGTTTATTAGTCTTGCCATATAAAGGCAAAGGAGTGACCGATGGTGGCATTCAGTTAATTAAAGAAACTGTAGACAGAGAAGCTTTGTCCACAGTTATATGTTATGTACTAAAGGTTGGACCTTTAGCCTATAAAGATGAAAACAAATTTGGCGATAAAGCATGGTCTAAAAAAGGAGATTGGATCCTTATTGGTAGATATGCTGGCACTCGTTTTAGATTAGAGGATGATCACGAAGTTCGCATTATTAATGATGACGAAGTGATCGCTACAATTTTAAACCCAGACGACATTAAATCTTTATAGAGGTAAATCATGGCAGAAGAAGCAACAAGCATCGAAGAAAACATTGATGTAGAAATTACAGAAGAAAAAATACAAAAGGCTGCAGTCCCCGACCATAAAAGAGTCGAAGACGAAGTTCAAGAAGAAGCAGTCAATATTGTTTTAGACAACGAAGTCTCTCCAGTTACTGAAGATAAAATAACAGAAGATTTTGAGGCCTCACCTCAAGTAGAAGAAAAATCAAAAGATTTATCTGATGTAGAGAAGAGAGCGTCACTTGCACAAAACAGAATTAACAAAGCAGTTGCCCAGGCTAAAGAGTTCCAAAGAAGAGAACTAATGGCTGTTCAATACGCCAAAGATTTAAAAGATCAAAACGAGCAATTAAGACAATCGCAAAAATCTTTTCAATCTAGCTATGGCGATGAGTTTAACAATCGTGTTGAATCTCAACTTAGCCTAGCAAGACAAGCTTTAAAGCAAGCAACTGAATCACAAGATGCTGAATCTATAGCTGCTGCTACTGAAGCCCTAACAATGGCAACTTCAGATAGAGCAAGACTAGAGCAATATAAGCAACAGCAAAAACAATACGAGCAACAAGAAGCTGCTTATGTAGAGCAAGCTCAGTATCAACAACAACAACAACCTCAAGCAGCTCCAGAAGAGTATAATGAGCCATCACCTAAATCTCGTGAATGGGCTAAAAAGAATTCTTGGTTTGGACAAGACCAAGTTGCAACCTCTGTTGCCTTTGCAGTTCATAAACAATTAGAGAATGAAGGCTTTGACTTAGACTCTGATGAGTACTACACTGAGATTGATAAGAGAGTGCAACAAGAGTTGCCTCACAAGTTTAACGTGGAAGCGAAAAAAAACGTCCAGACAGTCGCTTCAGCTACACGCAATACATCGACAGGACGCAAACAGAATCGTATTCAATTGACGCCAAGTGAACAGCAATTAGCTAAAAAACTTGGAGTGTCATTTAAAGATTACGCAATACAAAAAGCGAGGCTAGAAAGATCATGACAAAAGGAAAAGATAACGTAGTTGATGATAATGATGTTAGAACTTCAAGAAGTGCTGACACTAGAGAAAAAGACAATAGACCAAAAATTTGGAAAATGCCTTCAGCTCTAGAAATACCAGAAGAAGCGGTTGAACAAGCCAAATCTCAAGGAATTACTTATCGTTGGATCAGAGAGTCTGTACTAGGACAAGATGACAAAACGAATGTCTCAAAAAGATTTCGTGAAGGATTCGTCCCAGTTAGGCCCGAAGAACTTCCAGGATTTCATGATTTGCCTACAGTCGATGATGGTCGGCACGCTGGCATTATAGGAGTAGGTGGGTTGATACTGTGCAAGATTGATCAAGATATCGCAGATCAAAGAAATAAATTCTTTGAACAACAAACCATGAACCAAATGACAGCTGTAGAAAATGACCTAATGCGTGAAGAGAATCCTTCGATGCCTATTACAACAAATAGATCATCAAAGGTGACTTTTGGTGGAAGTGGTAAATAATTACAACTTCTAAATTAAAAATTAACTAGGAAACTATTATGGCAAATACAAATGCTAAATTCGGTTTAAGACCTATAGGAAAACTTGGTAGCAGTTACAACACAACTGGTACTACTGAGTATGATATCCTTACAGGAACAACCGGAAGTATTTTTTCAGGCGATCCAGTAAAGAAAGTTGCAACAGGCGGCATAGCCGTAGCTGCAGCTGGAGATTTATTACTGGGAGTCTTTCAAGGATGCAAGTTTACTAATGCTTCTGGCGAGGTGATTTATTCACCTTACTGGCCGACATTAACTGCTTCATCCGATGCGGTGGCTTTCGTAGTTGACGATCCTGATGCAACCTTTGAAGTTCAAAGTGCTGCAACAGGTAGCG